TCAAAGACGTTCTGCACTACCATGTTACGCGAGCTCTTGAGGGACATTAACTCAGACTCGTTCGCAACCGTCTTGATTTGATGCTGTTCGATTCCGAACTGCTAAACTCTTACTCTTTCTTCCTACCACGCAACTCTGAAATCTTTGAGATTTCGAAAATTCTTGCTGAGGATGTTCGTGAGATGATGGCTCGGTACGATGACGGTGAAGCACCAAGCATAACGTATTGCAAAATTAAATCAGCGGCCTTCACAACTAAAGCTCGACGGGCACTTGAGTCTATCGGCGATATGCAAACGGAATAAAAACAATGTTGAAGGCAGAACGATTTGAAGATTTCTTTGGCCACGAAGAAGATGCCATTCGCAACGCAGCGACTCTGCTAGCCGAAGCGAAGACAGCTTTTGATGCAGGCGATATCACACAAAGTGAATTCGCAGAACTATCACAAGACATTCTTGAGATTGGTGAGATCGACGGTCTCGCTGATGATCTTGATCGTCGTGTGGCGTTTGGCCAAGCACTTGATTGGCTCAAGTTACTCTCATCCAAAATATCCCTCGTGACATGAAACTAGCTGACCTACAGGAAGACATGGCCAACACCGAAGGTGCTGGTCCTCAGGATTATAAAATCTATTGTGATCTTGATGGCGTACTAGCTGACTTCACTGCCGGCATGTCAAAAATCTTGGGCGAACCATACGACGACAAACAATACGAGAGCGACGCAAAGTACAGAAGCCGCATGTGGACAGCTGTTGGTGATTATCAACGGTCTGCATTCGGTGGTGAAATTTGGGCAGAATTGCCTGTTCTCGAAAACCTCAGATTGTGGGATTATATCAAAATACACGACCCTGAAATTTTGAGTGCAACTGGCAATCCTGAGTATGAGGCTGAGCCACAAAAACACAAATGGGTTGCAAAGAATCTTGGGCCCGATGTGGTGGTAAATCTCACACGGAAGGCTCAAGAGAAGGCTCGATATGCTGCTAAGAATCATATTCTAATTGATGATAAGCGGAAAGCACTCGATCCATGGGAAGCTGCTGGTGGCATTGGTGTGTTGCACACAAGCGCCGACAGCACAATTAAGAAGCTCAAAGAACTGGGCATATGAAACTAGACGACATACTTACAGAGGGCAACATGTACACAGCATACGTACTCGATGACGCTTCACGAGAATTACTCATGAAGAAATATCCACCAAGGTACGAGAAGGTTGTTGGGCATCACGTCACAGTTGCGTTCGGTGTTCCTGAAGGAACAGAACCTCCTGCTGATGCCAAGTTGAATGTTCTTGGTCGTGTTGATAGTGGCGATGGTCTTGAAGCTCTGGTTGTTGCAGTCGATGGAGACCGCACGCGTCCAGATGGAAAGACATATCACGTCACTTGGTCTTTGGACCCAGACAAATACAAGCCTGTTGATTCGAACGATTTGATCGCTCGGAAGCAGTTTACTTTGTCTCAACCGACTGCGATTACAGCTAAACCTACAGTTCTCAAGTAATTATTGCGTTGACTTCATCCATAGGGTCACAGATAATGACCCTATCGACTGGAGAAGAAACTAAATACACGCATGAAACTATACGACGTCAGACCAATCTTCGAGAACGCAGAACCAATGACACCTGCGGCATTTCCAATGCTGTCTGCTGCGATTCCTGAATCACGCAAAGAGAGCCTTGAGAAGTTGCTCGGCTTGTTCCGCAAGCACCTTGCAGATGGTGAGTTGATCAAATCTGAGTTCAATGAACTGAAATACATCAACCGTCGAATTGAAGAAGCCGTATCAAAGCTGATTTCCGAACCATATTTCAACAGCGGTAAGTGGGAATCTCTTCCCGATCATGTTCAGCACGATCTCGATCGAATGAATATTGCTCTACACACAATCCCTGGCAAACTGAAGAAGGCTGAAAAGCTTCAAGCGACGGGCGATCATCCTGTCTTGCAGACGTACATCAAATTGATGAAAGAGTTGATGCCTCTGCACACCGCACAGAAAGAATTGAAACCTATGATCGTTGCCAAGAAGGCGGCTGACGTCAAGAAGGCAACAGACAAAGTCGTTCGCCAGGACATGCTGATGAGTCACGAAGATGTCAAGAAGGTACGAAAGGTGCTGGTTGATATCACTCAAAAGTTACGCGACGAAACACTCGCGAGCAACTACAACTATCTACTCAGCGTTGTTAAGCGCCACATGGATCAGTACGATCCTGCAGATCCAAAGACCAGCAACTATGGTCGCAACGCACGCAACCCATTCGTCCGTTCAATTATGAACAAAGCCCTTGAACCTGCCAAGCATCGTGAGCCCGAAAAGCTGAAAGATGATTGGAAGGATGCAATTAAGGAAGAGGCTAAGAAGATGACGGATGAAGTTCTTGATCAATTCGTCAACAAGCAAACCGCTAAGTTGGCTGAAATCTTGGTTAAGAAAGACAGCCTCAAAACAATTGAGATGAAGAATGCCCATGCTGGCACTGGTGTTGTTCAAGGGTTGTTAACACTGACATTTGACGACGATTCATCTTTTAACGTCAACAACAAACTCGTATGGTCGATTTCCAAACTTGGTAAGCAGTTCTACCGATTCCCAACAACGTTCCATAACGTTGTGATGCCCGATGGTAAGAAGCTGACTGGCAAGGCATCGGAAAATCGTATGAAGGATGAATTCGCTCTTTAAGTGGATAGGTAAAGCGCTTGCTTGGACCCTCAAGTTGGTTGGGTGGTTTATCCGCTACACACTTCTAATTGTTTTTGCCATGATGGTTTTCTCCATGTTCGTTGGAGGCATCTTCTATGTTGGGTACGAGATTGGATACATGGATGGAATGAATGATGTGCTCGAACAATGGATGAGCACACCAGACACTACCGAAACTTAGCCGCACTTACTCGATCCACACGAGACACACTTCTTACAGCCTTCCGCGTAGACAACACTCTCACTTCCACAATCAAGACACTTCTCTCCTTCTGACTTCTCACCATCTCTGATGTAAGTTGAAAGGAACTTCTTGATCTGGAAAAGGAACGTACCAACGTAGACATCATCCATTGCGTCGAGTGCATTAACAATGTTCTTAATCAGAACGCCGTGGCGAAGACACAAGCTGATTGCACGTGCAATCTTTGTCGAGTTGCTGTCGCGCTGCATTTTCTCTTCTGTCTCCATAACCCACTTCGCAGGAATTCCTTTGTCGAGTGCTAGTTTGAACAGAATTGCACAAGCGTCGAATGTGGTGATACTTGCTTCATGTGCGTTTGTGTGTACAAAGAATGCAACTGGTCGATCCTGCTGCTCATTCGTCACAACCGTCAAATACCATTTCTTACCTTCAGACTTCAGTGTGCTCAATGTGCACGGCATTGTTGTTGGCAGTTTGATATCTTCGAGAATGACTTCTTCTTCGTAATCAGGAGCTAGGTCCTTTTCATCCTTCGCTGCAAGTACAGTTGTCATTGTACCAGAGCGGTATGTTGTCACACCTTTTACGTAGCCGCTCTTGTATGAGTCGGTGTAGATCTCTTTGAAGTTGTCAAAGCCGTAGTCGTTTGGAACATTGACTGTCTTCGACATTGCAGAATCGACCCAGCGAGCAAATCCCTTCAAGTCGGTGACGTGGTCCTGCACAGCAAGACTTTCGGTTGTCACTGCCCAATCGGCAGTTGGATCCCACTCACCTCGAGCTTTCAACCATCGCACTCCGTAATCCTCGCAGAGCACTTCTTTGGTGAGACCACGATTGACGTCAATCTTGTAAACTGTTCCGTTGGGACCAACACCCTTGAGGATGTCTTCGTCGCCTTCTTTGGCAAACTTGAACATTTCTGTTTCATGGAACTCACCCTCATACCACTTCGGGCAAACGTGAGCAATTGTATCTGGCATTGTGTTCACAATGACCGTGCGAATGTATTCGTGCATGAAGCAAGGTTCAAGCCCACCAGAAACAACATTGGCCATAATTGACGTGTTGCCTGTTGGCTGAACAGACAAGAGGGAACTGTTGCGAATGCCGGTTGTTCTCAGTTTCGTCATGTACTCCTCGTCCAGGCGCAGTCCTTTGACAAACGGCCCTTCAGCGTGTTTCTCTGGTTCACAGTACTCAAACATTCCCTTTTCAACAGCAAGGTCAATTGATGCTTTGTACGCCTCAATTGCGATCGTCTTCATTACCTGATCACGAAGCTCTTCAGCTCGCTCGGAACCAAATCGCACTTTCAACATATACAAAGCTGAGCCCCATCCAAGGATGCCACAGCCAATACGCCGTTTCTTCTTCATTGAGTCTTCATACTCAGGAAGTGGTGCGTTTGAGAGGCTGTTGATATTATCGAGGAATCGAACAAGCCGAGTGACGTACTTTGCAATGCGCTCAAGATCAAATCCTGTTCCAGCCGCATTGATGAATTGTGTGAGGTTCATAGACCCCAGATTGCAAACACCACCAGGAGCCAAAGTTTGCTCACCGCATGGGTTTGTGGCGTGAATCGTTTCAGCGTAATTCAAAGGTGAGAAATAGTTGGCACGATCAAGGAATAGCACGCCTGGTTCAGCACGGTTGTACGTTGATTCCATGATCAAATCCCACAGCCAAGTTGCTGATACAGTTTTGTGTGTGATCGTCGGATATCCCTTCTCCTCCCACAGCTTCATGTTGCCTGACCACTCAGCTTTATACTTCTCAAACTGCGTGTCTGGGAAGCGGAGACACCACGTGTCTGCAGTGTGTAATTCCTCGTCCGAAGCTCCCTCAGCTCGTAGGTCAGCAACGTAGAGGACCTGCTTCATAAACTCGTCTGAGCAGTTCACAGAGAGGTTAAACTTCGAGAGTCTGCCTGACTGCTGTTTGGCAGTGATAAACTCGATAACGTCTGGGTGCCAAACGTCAAGGACGCCCATCATGGCGCCCTTACGAATCTTACCTTTTGCTTTCTTGTTGGCACTGGCTTTGCCGGAACCAGCAGTGATGATATCGCTCGATTTGTCGAACAATTCCATGTACTTGATTGCGCCAGGTGATTCAACACCGATGCCGTGAATGAATGCTCCGCGTGGGCGGATGTACGAAAAATTCTCACCCCAGCCACCTTCTGATTTCAGTGTCTGAGTTTGATTGTGTACGTTGTGAAGGATGTTCTTTAGTGAGTCAACGTCGTGGGTTTCGCGAGGAGAAACAAAGCAATTCATCAACGTGGTACCTTTCCAGTCGGTCCCTGCGTTGGAGTAAATTCTACCGCCAGCTGTGGCTTTGAACCCAGCTAGTAGGTCATAAAATCGTTCTGTCCAGATGTCCTGTAAATATTCGCTTTCTTCTGCTGATGCAACAAATGTTGCTACTCGTCGTAATGTGTCGTTGATCGTTTCGTCACTGTAGTCTTTGTATGTTGATGCCCACACCTCTTCTGAGAATATATCTTCAAATTTGGTGGTCGGGATCTCGATACCGGCTGTCTCTTCCGGTAAAACCATCTGGTCCTCTCCTAAAATTCTTATTATTATTGTTACTAAACAGGAGATACAAAAAAGACGCAGATAAGGACTCCGTCGCACTCATGTTGATTACATTAGCGACGGGGTTGATAAGCTATTTAATGGAAGTTTTTCTCACCGTCAACGCAACTTTTTTTCAAAAGCCAAACCTATTTAGTATTGTTATTTTTCTTCACATACCGTACGTAAATTTGTCCGTCACGTCAACGGGTAACCGGTGCTTGACAATTTGGGTTTTGTATGTTAAGGTGTTGATAAATAAAAATAACAATAAAGGATCCCCACAATGAAATCAAATGAGAGAGATGCCATAGTTGGTTATTTGGAATTCAATCTCGTGAAGCTGGTAGAAGGTATTGAACAGCATGTCGATCCAGACGCTGTTGGCACCCTGTACGAACGAGCATACGAGGTTTTGAATGAAATGGAAGACGCCATGCGCACTTCCGCCGAATACGGCATCCCACCAAACACCCTTATTCATTAAGTTGACTTTCTGATAAGGACACCGTACCTTAAATATGCAACACTCGTTGCAAGGGTGCGCTACCCACTAGCGTTTCTGATGGAAGGGTGTGATATGAAACCCGAAAGAAAGAAAATCAACGTGGAGCAGGTCGTCAAATATCTGTGCCATGCATTTTCAAAAGCCCAGCAAAAGGCGTTTCCACAGATCGGAAACAAAAATGCTCGGGGGACTCCGCTGCATCGGTTTCAGGTGGATTTCTGCTACCTGATCGATCATATCGAGCGCGGACCGGCGTACATCGCGCCAAAGAAGATCTCGGAGGCAAATGAGCTCATCGAAGAATTGAGCACATATACCGCTGAGTAACAAAACCGGAGAGTGGGGGCTATGCCCCCCTTTCCGTGATGTTGTTCCCCTAAATACTGGTATGCGCGTACATACCCTTTTGAACGAATCAATCACCGAGTTGACCAGCCTGGTTCAACAATGCTCTCAGTTCCTCGAGGAAGCTGGTGTTAATCCGTTATTCAAAAACCTCCCTCGTCAATACAGCGACTTTCACAAAGTCAAAGTTCGCAAGCGGAAATCAAAGGGCGTGGACGACATCTTCAATGAAGCGTTTGATTATCATGCGCTCCGTCAACGGTCCGTGATTGCAAATGGCATTCACTCATTTCTGTTGGAGGGTGGGACTCTTGATCCATTTTACGTGTTCCCCATTGACGGATACAAATTCATCTACAGTGATCAGGTTCAAGATTCATCTACGGAGTACGAGGATGTGTTTGGTTCGATTGTTGAAGGATTCGGTCAAGCGAAGGGCAATCAGGTCATAACAGAGATGCTGCAGTTCACATACACGAACGAGAATCTGTCCGAGGGAATTGAGAGAGGGTCTGAAATCATCCTATACAATATCCCTTATTATTACGCAGTCAGAGCAGACATGGATTATGACGAATTGTTGACGGATCTCTCTGATCTATAGTACAGTCCAGCATGGAAAAAAATAACGTCCGTGAGACGTATCGCCACAAGATATTGAAGTGGACTGGTACGATCTTCACGCTCATTGGTGTCTGGACCATGAGTATCTCCCCAACAATGGCAGCAGGAAGTGTACCACTATTTGGTTTATTCCTCATTGCGCATTTGTCGTGGGGTACATATGGCTATCTCACCAGAGAGAAATCGCTGATCTGGATGAATGTTGGGATGTTACCTCTCGACGTTTATGCAATGTGGATCCGCATATAAATATAGGAAACTAGGAGTGAATTCGTGTCACAAGATGTCATCTATTTTAAAGCTATAAACGATCAAGAAGTTATCGCGCGTCTGATTGAAGAAACAGAAACGCATTACACAATTGAGAAAGCTCGCGTACTTGCTACGCAGCCAGGTAAAGAGCCTGGTCAAATCACAATTGGCCTAGTGCCGTGGTTTATGGGCGATCCAGATGGTACGGTTGACGTGTCAAAGGCTCATGTCTTTGCTCGACTAATGACTCCGCCAAAAGAACTGGAGAAGGGATACCTTCAACAGACTTCTGGTCTTGACTTGGGTCCAATGGGTTAATCATGGCAATCGTTCTCTACAAGTGTGATGTGTGCAAGCGCGACATCGAGATCATACAAAACGCTCGAGGATTAGAAACTCCTCAGCGTTGTATCATCACGCACGGCTGTAGAGGCAAGCTGTATCAGGAGAAGGTGCTGATCGATTTTGTTCGAGGTTCGCTTCCCGCTGATGTCACAGGTCTTGATAACTACCAACAACGAAAAGTTCTATACAACCACACTCAATCAATCGAAAACCAAGAGTGGGTGATTCAACACAATCTCGGAACAGCTCCATCCGTGTCCGTCTTTGTTAGCAGACCATCCGAAGCCGATCCTGATGGCACACTAGAGGTGTTGCCGACAGATACGATCATTGAGAATACTGATGTGATCCGTTTGGTGTTTGATCGTCCTGAGTCGGGCATTGCTCAACTCGTTGCTCGTGCTTCCGATCCAAATCTACTTCAGCCGTTTGTACGCGAGGCTGCAACCTCTCTTGAATTAAGTCAGGTTACAGCATCCAGTGAATTCACAATAGCCACACGCACCAGTGCGCCGCTAGCTGAACCATCTCAGATTACGATTCAACTGATATATGTCACTACGGGTGGCGTTGAAGTTCCAATCGTATATGCTGCCGATGATCAACCAGCAGCGGTGTCGCCTTGGAACGATACCGATCGGCTTATTGTGAATGGCAAAGTATTCACAACTCGAAGCTTCAACATCGTAGTTGCTCAGCAACTGTCGGGTGTCATAACAAACGGTTCTACCGTTCGGGTGGGTTATGTGGATGATGGTTCGGGTGAGCGACCAGTCGTTGCAAATGAATTGATATTCTTGCTTGCTGACACTCCATATGACAACGTAGATAGACGAACAACGGAATACATCGATGGTGTTTCGGTTCAAGGTGATGACAACCCTTTTGCTTTCTTTTTTGATGGTGGAGAGTTGGTTGCCGACGAAACAATTCTGCAAGGCATACATCCCCCGATTCGTTCAATATAGAGCTCATATATAAGTCCGCAGTTGAGCATTTTTGCTCAAATCGCTATAATATGAGAACGCATGGATAATAAAAAACAAAAATTACTAATCGAATATCTTATCTCCTCAACAGACACCTTCGCCATTTGCGAAGGCATTGTGGATCCTAGTTATTTCGACCCCGAATTTCGTAATGCAGTCAATTTCATTAAGACGTATTACAATGAATATAACACTACGCCAGATGTTACACAAATTGAAGCTGAGTCTGGCGTTGAGCTTACCAAACAAGAAATCACAAAAGACCAAGTTGAATACACCACGAATGAAATCGAAGGATTCTGTAAACGACGGGCGCTTGAAAAAGCGGTTCTTTCCTCACCGCCACTAATCGAAGAAGGCAAACACGACGAAGTATTAAAGATTGTGACGGACGCGATTTTGATCTCTCTGCACAAGGATCTCGGACTACGTTATTTTGAAGACGTAGAGGATAGGTTAATGAGAATGTTAAATGAAACGCCAGTACAGTCTACTGGCTGGGCAGATGTAGATGAACTTTTATATGGTGGTATCGGCCGAAAAGAATTACTGCTGGTATCAGCAAACTCTGGTGGTGGTAAGTCTATCACACTAGCAAATCTTGGATACAACTTCGCACAAGATGGACTCAACGTTCTATATCTGTCGCTTGAATTATCCGAGGACGTGATTGCTCAACGATTTGATACGATGCTCACTGGCATCAGTCGTAAGGATTGGAAATCACATATCAGTGAAATCGTAACACGAGTTGAACAAGCTGGTGACAAGAGTGGCATTATTGATGTTGTGCAGATGTCTTCAGGTACGACCTCTAATCAAATTAGAGGATATTTGAAAGAGTACTATCTTCACTACAACATCATGCCTGATCTGTTAATCGTAGACTATCTCGATAAGATGAACCCAAATGAGAAGGTTGATTTGGGTAATGCATTCACAAAAGACAAATTATGCTCCGAGCAACTGCGGGATATTGGAGTTGACTACAACATGTTTACCGCGACAGCTTCACAGCTAAATAGGTCAGCAGTTGGAGCAACGGAACACGACCATAGTCAGATCGCTGGTGGTATAAGTAAGATCAACGAATCTGATGTGTATTGGTCAATCATCATGACTGACGCTATGAGAGCGCAGGGTGAAATTGCTTTCGTTTTCCAAAAGACAAGAAACAGCGATGGTGTTGGTAATACCGTTTATTTGAAATGGGATCCAAAGACACTTCGCATATTAGATCAGACTGATGGGTCAAAGGGACTGGACTTCAAAAAGAGGTCATCCGGAGATCTGAAGGACTCAATCCTTGATACGCCATCAGGTGACGGTAAGGGGCTATTGGATTTAATGAATCCATAACACCCTTGATAAATTGGTAATAGCTAGCATATAATAATAACAGGAGATTGCAATCATGCCAAAAGTAGAAGATATCAAAGTTCTGAACATCGACGAAGTACCTTACGCCGTCGACTCAATGTCAGACGAAGTAAAACAACTCGTTGAAGTTTACAATGAGTGGAACCAAGATCTGGCAAACGCTCAGAAGGACTTCGCACAGAAACGTGCTGCGGTTCAGAGTTTGTCGAACCAGATCATCACACAGGTTCGTCAGGAAAAGGCTCAAGAAGCAGCGAAAGCGGCCGAAGCCAAAGCAGCAGCGGAAGCTGAAGCAGCAAACGACGAAGCACCAGCCGAAGCACCAGCGCCAGCAACAACTGAAGCGCCTACGCTGAAAGCTGTTGAGGCTGAAGAGCCCGAAATCGATCGGGACTGAAGGTAAACGAGTATGTCGAAAATCGAATTAACCAAAGTACGATACACCAAGAAGGATACGAACGAGAGTACCGATCGTGTGATCATTCCTACGTTTGTTCCATTGCCAAATATGAAGGCGTTGGACGTCACGGATTTATCTCCTGAGGAACAACAAGACATGGAAGCTCTGTATCAAGAGTATTCTGAGTATTATACCACGGCTGCGAAGAATCTGTTCTCCTTTGAGGACTGGCTCTCTCACACACAAGGTGAAGCTGCTTTGTCAGAAAACCTGAAGTGGCGTACTTTCGTGCTTGAAAACACGGAGATTCTCGACTGATCGACACTACGTCCATCCTTCAAACCAATTGATAACCCGGCTTAATGCCGGGTTATTTGGTTCTGGGTCTGCGATTTCCTGAAAATGCCATCAAAACAGTTGTTTCCTATTCACTGACACATAAATAGTTCGAAATACTGACAAAGGGTTCGAACTGTATGTCTCTACTAACTGATTTACTAATTAAAGAAACCGCTGCTGGCGGATCTACAGGCGCTGGCGCAATCGCGAATGCTCGTGGATCACTATTCGGTGGCGGTGCTGTTGACTTGGAAGCTGAAAACAAGCGCAAGACGAAAATGATGCGGCGCATCGGTTACGTGCCTGTTAGTGAAGTCCTTGCTCCAAAGCAGAGCAACACGTGGAAAGAAGTCTACGAAGCTCAGACCGAAGACAGTTATGATCAACAGGATGTCATCGCAAAACTAGATGACGCTGAGAAGAAAGCAAAAGCCGACAAGGATACCGTATGTTTTGGTCTTGAAGACGAAGACGGTGGTATTGTAAAAGTCTATGTTCGTTCCGACCAAGCTGATGATTTCGAAGCAGCTCTCGCCACAGCACTCTCCGCTGAAGATGAAGATGAGAACGATGAAAACTCAAACGCCGAAATTGCAGAAGTTCTGTTCAACCTGAAAGACAAGTTTGAAATTGTTGACGTTGAATGGGGTGTGATTCAGGGCGACGAGGAAGAAGAACAAGAGCTGGAGGGTGGTGAAGAAATGCCTCCTGAAGGTGAAGGTGAAGGTGAAATGGATCCTGAAGGCGGTGAGCTAGAAGATGACATGGGCGACGAAGAAATGGTCGACGATGAATCTGCAGCCACAAGCGCTCTTCAAGATGTCATCGATGTTATGAAGGCTGACGCAGAAGCACGCCAAGCGGAAGCAAACGCCAAGAAGGCCGAAGCCGACGCCGACACGGCAAAGTATGCTGCTGACGCATCTGCTTCAAAGGTCCAACAGGAAGAAGAAATTCTTGACATGGAAGCTCACGAAAAAGCAAAGTCGGACGCTGACAAAGAAGCCAAGACTCTCGCGAAACTCGCAAAATACAAGCACGAAACTCAAGCCGCGGATACACCAGATGCTACCGTATCGAAGACTGAGTTAAGTGTAGAAAATGAAGAATCAAACGTCGACGATGATGAAATTTCGAAAGAAGATCTCGCCGCATTACTTCTCAAGCACATGGCTCACAACTAAGGGGAATCAGACATGGCACTAGCAGAAAGATTTATGAAGGAAGTTCTCGGCTTAGACGAAGACGCCATCACAAAAGCTATCAGCACAATTCGTGCGACTGGTAGTGGACAAAACCTCAGCGATGCAAACATTCGCCGAAAGATTGGTCCTCAATCATTGACACTAATCACCAAGGGCCTTGATGCTGCTGGTGGAGAGAGCATGGACGCCGAACCAGAAATGGACGCCGAACCAGAAAGAGAAATGACTGCTGATGACTTGCCAGATGAAGGAGCGAGAGATGAAATGAGAGAAGGCTTCGGCACTCTGAAAGATTTCTTGATCAGTGAAGCTGGTATGAATGTAGAAGTCGATCCAAGCGATCCAAATGCTGCAGTTCAGGATGTTCGCAAGAAAGCACGTGTTGCAAGCGCAAGCCCAGATCGTGCGTCACAAATGGAAATTAAGGCAGCTCGTGAAAAGAAGAAAGAAGCTGCCTCCGATGATACACCAAATGCTGGTATCAAAAAGCAGATTGGTGCAACGCAGGAAAGACTCGCAATGCTGAATAAGCGTCTGCGTGATTCCGAGAAACGAGCAGGCTAATGAAACTTTACGACGTACTATACGACCCATGTTGCGAAGATTGTCTCTACGAGACAGTGTACGTTGATGAAGATGATAATGTCATTGAAGAGGCCGCAGCTCGCCAATTCAAGTTGACGCCTATCAGAGGTGGCAAGGCAAAGAAAATCACTCGCAAGTATCGTTGCTTAGCTGGTCCAAAGAAAGGCCGACTTGTTGCAACTCCAGCTTCATGTGCGACTCGTAGAGATCCTAAGAAAGTTCGTCATGGACGCAAGGTCATGCGCAGTAAGAAAGGTATCATCCAACGCAAATCCCGTATCTCGAAGAACAAAGCAATGTCGAGAATGGTCTCTAAGATGAACAAGCGTTTGATGGGAAAATAAAATGCCCTCGCTCACGGAATATCTGCTAGAGGAGATGGACTCTGAGCGCAAGAAAGCACTAGGTGCTGCACTCAAGCAAATTGAGAAGCAGTACGGAAAAGGATCGTGGCACGATCCTGATGTCAAGAAAGCCCGCGAAAGACGAAACCGCAAATCCCAAGAAAAGGGCCGAGCACTTCAAGCGAAGCGCGACAAAGATCACGAACACCGCATGAAGACCGATCCTGAATACAAAGCCAAGAAAGACAAAGAATCAGCCGACAATGCCGCACACTGGGAAGCGTACGGAAAAGCTCGCGCTGCAGGTCATCCCTCAATCGTAAGCAAAGACGGTTGGACTGGAGACTAAGATGCCCGAAGTAAAAATAAGCCTATCGAAGTGGTGGCACTATGTCGTTGCCACAGCGCCTGTCGTTGCTATGTGCTTGACTTTCTTTATGTGGGTTGATACTCGCTACATGCACAAAGAAATATCTGACGGTCGATTCATTGAACTACAGATTCGAATTGTTCAGAGTGCTGTCGATAACCACAATAAAGTTATAGACGCTGGTGGTGTAGTTTCTGCTGCAGACGCAACGAAGCATGACTTGAATGTGGATCAGCTCAAAAATCTGCTGAATGAGCGGAACAAAACATTGGGTATAGGAGACTTACCACAATGAGAAAATTACTTCTAGTATTACTGTTGGTATGCTCATCCGCATTCGCTCAGCTTATTCCACAAGAAGCGACAAACAACCAAGGACAACCGTTCTTGCGGTTGAACAACAACACGGGGTATTACCTCAGTTGTTACATAAAAGACAACTATAATTATTTCACATTCACAATATCACCCTATACTTCCAGTCTATGGTATCCAGTATACGGTGTTTACGTTTGGGAGTGTGGCTAAGACCCTTGATCGTCGCTTAAAGTGTACGTATACTGCTACGTATAACTATAAGAATCAATAAGATGATCGTAAACCCCCTCGAAGACAAACCCATAAATACCCGCATGTTTACACATTTGGGAAGTCCTGTTGAGCTGCCAGCACTGAAAGCAGTCACGTCCGCATCCGGCAAGCGGGTGTACACAACTCCGTCTGGCGATTATCCATCCATCACAACCATGCTCGGTCACAAAGAAAAGCCGTGGCTCGAAGATTGGAAGAATATGCTGGGACAGGATAAGGCAGCGAAGGAAACAAAACGCTGCGCAGAACGTGGGACAGCGATCCATGAGATGGCTGAAAGGTACCTCAACAACGAATCCAACTTCACAAAAGAATATGACGCAAAGCATGTGCGCGGATTCAACCAGCTGAAATTCAAATTGAATAATGTCGACAATGTGCGACTTCAAGAGGCTGCACTGTTCAGTGATGTGCTGAAGATCGCAGGTCGAGTCGACTGTATCGGCGAGTATAACGGCGTCCTCAGCGTGATTGACTTCAAGACATCGAACAACAATAAGGACCGTTCTATGATTGAAGACTACTTTCTGCAGTGCACTGCGTACGCGATCATGTGGCACGAAATGACTGGGGAATCAATCGAAAATGTCACTATTCTCATGTCTGTAGAGAAGGGCATGGTTCCACTTGTTTTCCAAGACCGGATCGATAAATACGTATCACCGCTATTAAAGCGCATTGATCAGTATTATAGAGAGACGGCATAATGGAATTCAAGAACTTCGACCAGTTCAACCAACAGTTTAGAGACGGCAAATTCAATGTAGAGGATCGTAGCATCACCATTGATGGTCTCGAATATCATCTGTTGTCTTCTTCTCAGCACAAATGGGAAGAGGTTATGAGCGGCAAACCTGGCGTCATCATCTACTCGACTGGAAACCCACGCAAAGAAGAAGCGGTGGAAAAAGGTATGGATGTTTGGCTTGCTCTAATTTGGTTGGCTAAGGGCAACACAGTTGTTCCTGTTGAAGTTCGACCAACAACCCACGCTCGAATGGGATTTCAATTGGGCCACCCAGAGAAAGAGAAGAAGCCTGATGATCGCAAACCTGCTGTACCACGTGCGCGACAGTATGGTGAAGGTGAAGAAGTGAGCGAAGCTGCAGAACCAAACACAATTGGTGATGTTGTACGTCTCAAAATTACAAATCTTCCTGCAAGTAGCGAACTACGCGGCAAGGTTGATACCGGCGCTACAGTCAGCTCACTGCATGCTGAGAAGTGGAACATCGAAGGCGATCAAGTCAAATTCGTGTGTCCAGAACTATCACCAAATGTCATCTCACTACCACTCGTCGATCAGCAAGCTGTTAAGTCTTCAGACGGTGGAACAGAATATCGCCCTGTTGTCGAACTCAATGTGAAGATCAACGACAAGGTGCTTCAAGGCGTTCAGTTCAATTTGAACGATCGTGGCCAAATGGAATTTCCTGTCCTTGTTGGTCAAAACATCCTAGAGAAAGGCAAATACCTGATCGACCCAACAATCAATGAGGAGCTAGAAGCTGAAGAGCTAGAAATCATTGAAGAGGGTGATGATATTGATTGGGATACACTGTACGAGAATCTCGGAC